CAACCCAAATTCTGTACTTCTGCATTATTGTGTCCTCCTTCATTTGATAGATAAATTATAGCATAGATTTTAGGAATTGTCAAGTTAAAGGTTTGTAAAATACAATAGCCGGAAAATCTAATTAACATTAACGTAAAGAAGAAGGTTTTACCCTTCTTCTTTTTCTTTTTCCTTCTCCCTCTTGGCTTTTGCTTCCGCGACCTTCTTTGCTTTCTTTTCCGCGTTAACCTGCTCACGGGCAAGCTGGTCGGCGTATGCCGCCATTTCTTCTTCCATTGTTACCTTCGCAGGCTTATCTTCATCAAACTTGGTTGCCTTAATGTTAACCTGAATGTAACGTTCGTTGCCATCGAGGTCGGTCAGTAAGATACCATAGCGGCAGTTGTTAATCTTAACAAAACCCGGAATATTGTCAATGTTAAGTGCTGCAAGAACACGGGCGCGCAGATCGGTATTCAAAATTGGAGTAGTATGTTTCAACGGCATATTATCGCTCCCTTCTGGTTTGTAGTGTTTCCTTCACTTTCTGGATATAGTATAACACATTCAAGTAGAGATGTCAAGTTAAGAAATTATTACAAAGATTGCGCAGATAAGGAAAACGTCAATAGCAAAAGCCAAGTAGAAAAACATTTAACTCCCCTCACTTTCTATATTTATTATAACATAAAATTTGAAAAAAGTCAAGTTAAAAAATTTTTAATTAAAAATTCCGGGTAATCAAATTAACATAGAATAAATAAAAATAACCGACTATTCGTCGGTTATTAGTCCATGATTAAATTCAGAATCGAGTTCGTCAATTATGATTTCTGCACCGAAAGTGCATCCATCGATTGTTGTAAATGAATAGCTGTAATTCCCGCAATCTTCATATGACAGAATATCATCTGCTTCATTGAGGGCTTCTTCAAATGCTCTGCGGGCGCGCTTTAAGGAAGTGTAACTTCCAAACAGGCCAATGTCGAAATAGGAAGAAACAACAGTGTAAATCATCATATCTATTATCTCCCTTCATTTGATAGATACATTATAGCATAGATTCGAGGAAAAGTCAAGTTAAGATTCTGCATACTTAAAATGAATTTTTTTAGGAATCCATATTATGCCGTTATATTTTAATAATCCTATGGCTGCATAATGATTATAATTATTATAATTATTAAAAAATTTTATAGCTTCACTTTTATTATGGAAATATTTATCAATACTTCTATGATTGAATTGAGAAACAGTAACGCGCCACTTATTCATTTTTAATTCCCTCGTTTTCCATAAGTATTATAACATAAAAAGTAAAATAGTGGTTATACTGCTATTTATTAGTTATCTATAAAACCAATAAATTTGCCTTTTTCATCAAAAATTAGTTCTGCATAACAATAGCTGTCATCAGTATGAAGAATAATTCTATCTTTTTCAAAGGTACAGTATACTTCTCCCCATTCATCGTTTTTAGCATAAGGACGAAACATTTCATAAAGACGCTCATAGTCTGTAATTGCTTTCATTTTATTTTCTCCCTTCATTTGATATATAAATTATATCATATTTTAAATAAGAAGTCAAGTTAATTTATTGTTACAATGTTTCCGCGTATATCTTTTATACAAACTATGATTGCACCTTCTTCAATAAGAGCATTATAACATAATTGTAATACTTTCTTATCGCGGCAATGTTGTATTTCATAACGATTACCAACTATAAAATAAATAGTATACATTATTTTCCCTCGCTTTCTGTAATTATTATATCATAAAATATAGAGAGGGTCAAGTTAAAAGTCGGTAAAATAGAGTTACCGGATATTTTAATTAACAATAACGTAAAAGAAAAAGCCCCTTTGCGGGGCTTGTTATTAGGCATTGCGGAGACGATAGGTGTCGCCGCCCTTCTTGCGCTCGGTGCGAATCAGTTCGGGCGCCATCTCACGGGTCAGGAACGTCTGGGTCTTATGCCAAGTAAACCCATCGGGAAGCTCGGCAAGCGCGGCCTCAGTCAGTTCCTTGGCGGTCAGGTCGGTCACAAGATACTTGCGGAAAATGGGGACAATCTCCGCGGCCTGCTTTGCGCGGGCCTCTTTGGTTGCTACCTTCTTAGCTTCCGCGGCAGCTTCGCGCTTAGCGGCAGCTTCGGGGCTAATGGTGCGGGGCTTGTCAAGAGTAGTCTTATAGGCGGCATAAACAGCCTTCGCCTGCTCCAGCTTGTCCTTCTGGTCGTCAGTCAGGTCGGTGGCAATAGCCATATAGTCGTCAACGAGGTTCATAGCAACGGTCATAGCTTCACTCTTAGTCATCTTCATAATTCATTCTCTCCTTCTGGTTTGTAGGGTTTCCTTCCCTTAATTTCGTATTTATTATATCATGTTTTCTGTCGTTTGTCAAGTTAAGATTTTATGAAGTTGCGCGCTTACTTCATTTTATCTTTCCTTGCCCTCTCAACAAATATAGTATAGCAGAAATTGCGCTAAAAGTCAAGTAAAAGGTTGGTAAATTAAAAATGCCGTGCATTTTAATTTACGTTTACTTAATAAAAATAAGGGTTTTAATAAACCCTTATCTCATAAATTCGTTCAGTACGGGGCGGCATAGTTGTAACGAAGTCAGGATGCCGCTGGAAATAACTGCGTATTTCTCCCGCCTTTACCGCTTCCTGAGTGAGCAATTCAAGTTCCGAAGCGGTGCGCGGCTTATCCATATAAGGCTTGATGAGGGTAAGAATTTCCTCATCACGCTGAGCGCGCTTCTTTGCTCTTGCTTCACGACGACGCTCATTTTCGCGCTCAATCTGTTCAGGAGTACGAGTTCGCACCTTAATCATATTATTGATAGTACTAAGCAGCATGAAGCGCTGGTACTCTGTCATCATATCCCCATACTTATCAAGAAAAGGAGTACCTTTTTCAAGATTAGCCTTAACAAGCTCCAAAGCCATCTTTTGTGTGTAACCCTGTCCACAATATCTCATAGTTATTTTCCTTTCTGGTTTGTTTTAGTGTTTTCCTTCACTTTCTATATTCATTATAGCAGATTCAGCGGCATTTGTCAAGTTAAGTTTTTATTAACTTTGCGATTTTTATCGCTAACGAATGTCGTCCTTACCTCTGCCCTTGGAACAATTATAGTATAACATATGAAATACAAAAAGTCAAATTAAGATTAGGTAAATTAAAGTTACCGTGCATTTTAATAAATAAAAAATTAACGTGGTATTAAACCACGTTAATGCTATCGGGGTCAAAACCTATGCAATCCCAAAGTTCATCAATGGTAAAATCACATCCACAATGATGGCAATGGCACCATAATTTTCTTGCATAGCAATTATAATTATAGTTCCATTTTATTTCTTCTGCTTCAATTACTGCATTGTCATCCTGCTCGCAAGAGGGACACTTAATATCCGCAAAATATTCTTTTACGTTCATTTTTTTGACTCCCTTCATTTGATATATGTATTATATCATGATAGTTGAGAATTGTCAAGTTAATATATCGTAAAATAGACGTTCCGGAAATTCTAATTAACATAAATATAAAAAAAGCCCCGAAGGGCTTTTGTTACTCATTTTCCATTTCTTCCTCGGTCTTGAGCCGATAGGTCTTGGGGTTCTTTCCGTTATCAATGGCCTTAACCTCATTATTCCAGAGATTCAGGAGCGCCCACTGAATCTTATTAGGACTGAAACCATCCGGCAGGTCATTTTCCGCCGCGGCGAAAATATCCTTCACGGTCTGCGGCACGCTGGACAGAACAGCGAACACCGGTTCCTTGGCGGCGGCATAAGCCCGCGCATTGGCTTCGGACTTGGCGCAGTTCTTTACATACTCAGCTTCAACCTCGGCGAAGGTCGTGGGGATGTCCAGGTCGGGGAAAAGCTGCTTGAGGGTATCAATGGCGGTGGCGGACTTGGCGATGGTGTGCAGGGCAATCATAGTGTTCTTCTTCATAGTGGTTATTTCCTTTCTGGTTTTTAGGCTTTTCCTTGCCTTTGATGTATACATTATAGCACGTTTTGTGCTTAATGTCAAGTTAAGAGTTTGTTAAAGGGAAACAACTGCGGTGACTTTGTCGCTACGCGGTGGGAAGGCGCGGTGCTTTCCCTTTAACATCCTTATTATATCACGATTTCCAACTTTTGTCAAGTTAAGATTTCGTGAAATTGGTGAGGGTGGCGGGAATCGAACCCGCGATACATGGATTAAAAGTCCATTGCCATACCACTTGGCTACACCCTCATGATGACTTCTCGGTACTTGTCATACAACTTGCCTTGCCCGTTGGCGGTTTTACTTCCGTTCAGTCCTTCGGAAGGTCACCTAAACTTATGATGAGAATCGTTGACAAGCCCGACTTTCGCAGGTGGCGCCAATTCCTGTATAGCTTGTTCTCTTGCGCTCTCAACATATTTATTATAGCACGAATTGGCTATAAAGTCAAGTTAAAAGTTTGTTAATCCAGTTCCATTGAGGGAAGAACTCCCACAAGCGTTTCTCGGCTTTAGAGATACTTTAAGAGCGTGGCCACACTCAACTCGTGGTTCATTCGCTCTTCCCTCGGAACAATTATAGTATAGCACAATTTATAATAAAAGTCAATAGTTTGAGAGGTAAAGATTTGGAAAAATAGAATTTCCGGATATTCTGATTTACAATATATTAAAGAAGAAGCGCCTTACGGCGCTTCAAAAGTCATTTCTTCAATCGCTTTAAGTTCATTATCATAGGGAGAAATTCCATAGTCTTTGAGCCACTCAAAGAAACGAACCTGTGAATCAGTAAGTTCAAGATAATAGTTATCTCTATCATCTGTAAGATGATACTTCGCGCGCTTTTCAAGTAAATTTACCTTTACAGGTTTAGAAGTTTCACGACGCGCGTCTTCTTTCCCTTCATGATAGGCGTCATGCGCGATAATCATTCCAATGAGGTTTTCGCGGCTAATCTTGTAAGGATTGATGCCTCTCTTTTTTGCGGCCTTTTCAATCTGGTCGAAAGTCTTGGAGGAAAAGTCACTGTAATTCATCTTCAGCATGGTTTGTATTCCCCTTTCATTTGATGTATATATTATAGCATAGAGTATTAGGAAAGTCAAGTTAATAGTTTATAAATTCAAGTGTCCGGAAATTTTAATTTATAATGCCTTAAAATTAAAGGCACTTAACGTGCCTTTAAGAAAAAGTATATTTTTCCATTATATTCTCCATGCCATCCCCAATTATCCCATACTTCATTATATTTATGTCGATAAATTTCATGATTGCGACCACGTTTTTCATACCAACAGAAATTTTTTCCTAACTTATAAAAATGAAAATCGCTGTCACTAAAACGAAAAGCAATAACGTTATATTTTTCAATATCAAAATTATGATTGCAAATCGCTTTGTCACTAATACGTTTTAATCCCGGTATTTCTTTAAGCATCTGCTTAACTGCAATACGTTCTATCTTTTTATAATCGCGTTCCGTTCTTAAATCAATACTACTATATCCTTTGAAAGGACAATACCATGAAAAAGTTTCAAGTGCATAGCCGCCGCAATTATAATCGCAACGGTTTGTATTATCAATATTACGAAGCCCAAGAATGTTAAAAGGGTCGTCAGACATAAAATTCCATACCATAGTATCGCTCCTCTCTTTTATGAATATATTATACCATAGGGTAACGGGATAGTCAAGTTAAAAGTTAGTAAAATAAAATGAACGTGATTTCTAATTAACATTAGTATAAAATAAAAGAGGCCGAAGCCTCTTTTATTACTTAAACATATCCATGATGGCGTCACGAACGCTCTCCAGTTCGCGCGCGAGCCGTTCGGGGTCATAATCCATGCGATAAACATTGCAGGAAGTCCGCCCGATTGCCTGACCGCGTTCATTCCTGATAATAGAGCCGCGCTTGGTTTCAACGCTGATGATACGCAAGTCATAACCTACATTCATATCTCTAACCATGCCGCCAAAAGTTGCAAAATCTGCAAAATCGCTGACATCCTCATGAATAAAGGTATCACCTTTATTAAAGTTCTTGGCAATGGTTTTAAGAGTGTTATAACGCCACTTGGCAGACTTGATGGAGGGCGCGGAGATGACGTAATTGACAACTTTGTTCATTCCATTAACATTCTTCATAGTTCTTAAATCCTTTCTGGTTTTAAGTGTTTTCCTTCACTTGATGTATATATTATAGCATGGGGATGGGATAAAGTCAAGTTAAGATTATGTAAATTATAAAAGCCGGACATTGGAATTAAAATGAAATTAACGAGGATTAACCTCGTTAATCAATTATATTGTCGTAAAAAAGGTCTTCCAATTCTATTTGTTTAATAGTAATGAAAGTTGAATATTCGTTATAGTCTGCATTGAAAAATGAAAATCTATTTTTCTCATTGTTTTTATTAAATTTAATTTCGTCACAAAATTCTTCCATTTTTTTAGACGCCGCGCGTAAATTGGTATATCTTTTGTAAGCCTTTTCTTTGCTATGATATAATTCAAACCAAGTGTCGCCTTCAAAGTTCTCGAAATTAAGATAATAAATCTTCATGTTAAATTCCTCCTGAGTTATGAATGTTTTTCATTTTGTGTATATATTATAGCATAGGATATGATTTTAGTCAAGTTAAGTATTTATGAATTATAATGTACGGATATTATAATTAAAATAAAAATAAAGAGGACTAATCGTCCTCTTCAAAATTTATAATTCGATTAAAAGTAAAAACTTCAATCCATCTATAATGTCTCTTGCATATCGGACAATAGGCATGTACATAGTCAAGATGTTCCTGACCGCTACAATCACTATCGTAATATTCAACTTCCATTTTAGCACCGCAAACTTTACAATTATCCATTACCAATTACTCCATTTATCTAAGTCAATGTTATCTTCAATTTCTTCTTCCCTATTATAATGGGATTTATACTCATAATCTTCCCCATCATCATAGTAGGAATCGGGAAATTGATATTCGTGCTTCTTATTCCTGATGTATCGAGTTACGGGATTCAAATTACCCCAATCACCGCGCATTTTCTTTACAGTTTTGTAAGTTGAAATTGTATCATTCCCAAATTCTTTATTAAGATTGCGATTACGGTTCATTTTCAATCCCTCTTTCGTTTCTTTGTTGAATATATTATAGCACAAATGATAATAATAGTCAAGTTAATAATTAGTAAAATAGAGTGTCCGGAAAGTTTAATTAACATAATAATAAAAAAAGAAGGGGTTTATGCCCCTTCTTCTATCCCTTCATGTATTACCCCATTCAAACCTTTAACCGCTAATTTTTTGGCAAGTTTCGCGGCTTCACGTTCTTTTTTCTTTTCTTCGCGTTTGCGTGCCTTTTCTTCTTCGGCCTGCTTTTTCTTTTCTTCGGCTTTTCTCTTTTCTTCGGCTTTAATCTCAAGTTCTATTTTATATGCTTCGGCATCTTTTTCCGCATCCCACGGAATATAGCCGCCATTACCATCACGCTTGCCACGCGGGACGGAAATTTGTATTTTGTAGTAAAATTCATTTCCCTGCTCGTCAACTCCGGGGAACGCAAGGATGCCGCTCCCAGTAACCAGACAGAAGGTGTCAAAATGTTCCTCAAAAGCAGTTTTTACCTGCTCAATGAATCCGTCCCGAATCTTGGTAGCTTCTATTTCTTTACCCATAATCTCCGCCCCTTTCATTGACTACATTATAACATAGCGTAGTAGAAAAGTCAAGTTAATTTTTTGTTAATTGGTTGTTTGACTTGTTTCGTTTTCTGAATATATTATAACAAAAATTTTTCTTTTTGTCAAGTTAATTTTTTGTAAAATATACGTCCCGGAAATTTTAATTTACGTTTTTTCAATAATAAAATAGAGATGGGTTAACCCATCTCTACAAGTTCGGCCAGAATCTCAAACATTTCACAAGGGTCATATGCGCCTTCCCCTTGCCATGAATCGCGGTTAGGAATTTCATCGTCAAAGAGAATACCTTCACCGCAAAGTTCCCACTTATTAACGCCATAAGGAACGATTTTTATTTCATTCCAGTGAACGGAAGGAAGATGCTTACTGAGCCAAAGCATTTTCGCGCTTGTTACAAGCGCATCATATTCCGGTGTAGAACATTTAGAAAGCCAGCTTATCACGCCCAGCTCGTGCCCCATTTTCTGGAGCCGATTAAGATAGCGGGCCAGCCTTGACAGATTGACAAGCGCCTTGGCCTCGACATATGGAGAAGGGTCATAGGCGCGCAAGGCGTCAAGCCAATTATCTACACCGTACAGGTCAGCAATAGTTCCGTCAAGGTCGTACCAAATTTTCATATTGGTTATTCTCCCTTCATTTGATGTATACATTATAACATATGACTGCGAATAAGTCAAGTAAATAATTTGTTAATTAGAGTCGCCGGATAGTCAAATTAACATAAGATTAAAGAAGAGGATTATTCCTCTTCTTCGTCCCAAATATTTCTACCTTCATTCAAGGCGTGAAGCATCTGCGCGAGTTCTTCCGCCGTGTGTACACTTACGTCTTCATAATCCCACGGAAAGCCAAGGGTTTCCCATCGTCCACTATGGTCGTTCCAGTCATTGCGTTCTACTTCGGGATTGTACAATCCCATAGGGCAGGGACTGCCATAGCTACCGCTATGACAGATTGCGTCTCCATCGTATCCTTCAAAGGTAACAATCCATCCATGCTGAAAATGAGATACGGTGTCAATCTTAATGTTGAACTCATGACAAAGATTGACAAAATCAGTCAGAGCGTTAATATACGCGGCGTCGATGGACTGGGGAGTGAAGGCAATTTCAGTATTCTTATTCATGAATGATTTCCTCTCTTTCATTTGCTTTGATGTATATATTATATCAAGTTGTAGCTTATTTGTCAAGTTAAATGATTGTTAATTAGCTCCAGCTTACAGCTTCCAGCTTACTTTCTATCCAGCTTGACATAAAGTTAGCAAAAAGAGGATAGAGGCGCGCACTCAAACTGACGTGCTTTATCGGCACGCTTAACCATTTCTTAACTTAAAATTAACCATTTCTTAACCTAAAGTTAGCATAGTCTTAATAGACGCTTAACAATTCTGCTTCGCGCCCTATAATCCACCATAGTCTATAATACCACTTTTGAGAACAAATGTCAAGTTAATTATTGGTAAATTAGAATAACCGGAAAGTCTAATTAACATGCGCTTAAAAAAATAGGCTTGCGCCTATTTTGTATTAAAAGCTGCGATGATTTTATCAATCATGCCCGATTTATTAACTGTATGTAAACAGCAGTAGATGGTCTCGGGGTCTTGTATACGGATGATGTAGGTGTTCAATGCCGCGGAAAAATCGTCTGTTTCTTCCGTTTTATTGATGATTTCATGGGGATAGCGAATTTCAAATTTGGTGACGACGCGATACTGTTTCATGGGGTTGCCTCCTCTCAATTTCTGTATATATTATAGCATATAAATATGGGATTGTCAAGTTAAGATATGGAAAATTAGAGTATCCGGTAATTCTAATTAACATTATCATAAAAAATACCACGCGGTTAGCTACTCCGCGTGGCTGGACTTTAATCATAACGCGCTCGCCCACAATACGCGCTGGGAACGGCTTCCTACGTACATAGGGGTTAAGATAGCACCGCCGGGTCTCTCATTGCCCCTCACTCTAATCAGGTGGATTCATCGTCGTGCACCTCATACTATTAGATGGTATTTTACTTTACGCCGAAGGAATGGTAAGCTACTGCGGTGGCTCGTTCATTCTTTATCTCCCCTTTCGTTGTATATAGTATACCAAATATTGCGGGAAAAGTCAAGTTAATAGTTAGTAAATTAAAGAATCCGGAAAATCTAATTAACATTTATATAAAAAAAGTTAGAGGATTATTCCTCTAACTCGCTCAATTCAATGCGCCAGTGGCCTACGCAAGAAGGAACCTCATGCGGGAAAACGATTTCCCAGGCATCTTCAATTTCGGCGCTGACGTTAAGTGTAAAACCATCATATCCATACTGCGAGGTATCAAATACCTTCTTCAAAGCCTTGGACATAGAACCATATACGCCGACCACATATCCCATATCCTTGTCGATGATAACGTAAACCTTATTATTCATATTGATTACCTCCCCTGTTTTATGAGTATATTATACTATATATTCAATAAAAAGTCAAGTTATTAGTATGTAAATTAAAGTAAACGGAAAATCTAATTAACATACAATTAAAAAGAAATGCGGGTTAATCCCGCAAATCACAAATTAGAAGGGGCGTGTTGCTTGCAAACAGGAAAATCATTACGTCGTGAATTTTGTTGCGATTATTCCAAATGAAATCACGCGCGGCTTTTGTGGTGTAAAAATATTGATAAGCATTAACACCAGTATCGTTGATGATATAATCGATGGAGTAGAGCGGCATGTTCATGAATCAGTCCTCCTTGCTTTGATGTATATATTATAACATGTATATTTTAATATGTCAAGTTAATATATTGTAAATTAGACTATCCGGTTACTGTAATTAACATTATCTTAAAATGATTAAGCGCTTGCGCGCTTAATCATCCCAAAGGTGAAGAACCTTTTCTGCGGAATCGGTTCCAATGTCATCGATGTCGATGTCATAGTGACGTTCACCGTTAGCATCGTAGCCGACCATTTTAACGGTATAGTCGGCGCGCTCGGGGTTAGTGTAAACTATTTCTTCCAAGTAATCGATGAGTTCTCTAACTGTCATTTTTTTGTCCTCCCTTTCTTTTATGTATATATTATAGCATAAGATTTGAGATATGTCAAGTTAAGTATACGTAAATTAGAGTACACGGGTATTTTAATTAACGTTTCTATAATAATGAAAGGGTTGCTTAAATGCAACCCCATGTCAACGTGTCCCACAAGAGAATATCTTTCTCAATGGAATCCCAGATGAAGGTTCGCTTTCCAAACCAAAGTTCGCCATGCCCACTTGCGATGTTCCAACCTCTGCATTTTCCGAAATATTTTTCCATGCGGTCAATCATGTCCTGAAAAGTGCCGTCAACGGTGAGAACAACGGTGTTATTGTAACGAATGATGTTAGTGTACATTGTGCGTACCTCCTCTTAATTTATGTATACATTATATCATATAAAATAGAAGAAGTCAAGTTAATATTTAGTAAATTAGAGAAACCGTATGCTTTAATTAACACTTACTTAAAAAAATTAGTGGCTTGCGCCACTAATGTACCAAAACATCAAAACCTTCCTCATCGTCAGGCGTAACTCCAAAGATGTCAAGTTCGCCCTCGTGTGAGATGACGACGCTGAAACCGTCCTTTTTTGCCGCTTCAATGGCGGCGCGAATTGCGGCCATGTGCTTCTGCGCTGCCGCGTCGAGCTTGCGATTGATTATATCGCTCATTGCGTTGAGCTGCTGAACGGACATTCCTGCAATTTCAATCTCAAAACCACGGGCAAAAGAATTGTTGTTAAAGTTCATTATTGTTACCTCCTTTTCTTTATGTACCTATTATAACATATAGAATAGATATTGTCAAGTTAATAAATAGTAAATTAAAATTCCCGGATAGTTTAATTAACAATAAATTTATAATAAAAAATGGAGGGTTTAGCCCTCCGGTTCCCATTGCTCAATGCGCCAATGCCCTTCACATTCTGGGTCGGCATGAGGAAAGGTAACATGGTAAACGGCACCTGTGTTGACAAGGTTAAATGAAGTATATCCGCTGTAAGTCATTTCATCAATAACCTTTTTCATAGCGCGATCAATAGTCTTGTACACGCCCACTGTGTAGTGCATATCAGTGTCGCGGATGACGTAAACGATGTTGTCCATTTTCTTATCTCCCTTCATTTGATGAATATATTATACCATATAATTATAGGAAAGTCAAGTTAATATATCGTAAATTAAACTATACGGATAATCAAATTAACATTTGCTTAAAATAAAAGTTGAGCATTACTGCTCAACCTTTTTTGATACTTCGATGTGCCAAGATTCGATGTTCTCCATGTTCAACTTGACAACGTGCAATCTGCCGGGATTGCTTTTGATATGCAGGAAAACGTCATATTTCCCTTCTTCAGTGTAGCCCCAGACTGTTCCCAGTGCTTCGATGAAGGCATCATGACATTCAGCTTCCGCCATGCAACGTCCCTCTTCCAAGAGGCGGTCACGCTGTGCGCTCAACTCGGCAATGCAGTCAGTCAGCTCGGCAACGGTCATACGGGACGGATTAAGTTCAATCTTCATAATGGTTAACTCCTCTCTTGTTTGTAAGACTATTATAGCATAGTATATATGATAAGTCAAGTTAATAGTTAGTTAATTAGAGTTACCGTGTCTTCTAATTAACATAGTTATAATAAATAAAGGCGGATTAGTATTTAATCCGCCTTATTGCCTTTGACAGTGCTCGTCCCCATTGACGTCGTATAAGTCTGATGGCACGCCATCTTTTATTGTGTGGTTCATACCACACAAATTTTCTTACTTGTCTTTCCCGTTGATGATTCTTTTTCGCCTGCGTTCTTCCCTTCATTATTCTTCACCTCCATAGGCTGCCGCCACATAATAAAAACTTCGATGCGCCCAAAATAGGCAAAAATCTTCAAAATCCATGGGATTGTCATCTCCATGTCTGTAAGCCTGATAGGCGTAATTATCATACACCTTGAGGCGGTCAAAAACTGGGGCTTCATTAAAGGCGTAGAATGTTTTCATTGAGATGTTACCTCGCTTTCGGGATTAAGTTGAAGTTCCTTTGAACAATATCATTATATCAAATGGGATTTGAAATGTCAAGTTAAAAGGCAGTTAATTAGAGTAGCCGGAAAATGTAATTAACATAATATTTAATAAAAGTGGAGGATTATTCCTCCACGTAAAATCTGGGGTAGCGTCCGACCTCATTGTTGCCGCAGTTGTAATAGCAGAACTCGTTGTAGAAATTGTTAAAGTTTCTATCCATCCAGCCGGGTTTCATGTTGATGGCAAACATGGAATCAGGTCGCATGTTGGCAGGAACGATGATGAACGGGATGTGCTGGGCGTAGAGCTTGCGCGCGGCGGTCTTATTGATTTGCTTGTACATGGTGTGTACCTCCTTCATTTGATGGTCTTATTATAACACATACCTATAAAGAAGTCAAGTTAATAATGTGTAAACTACAATATCCGTGCGCTCTAATTTACATTATATTAAAAAAAGAATAGCGTTACCGCTATTCTTCATCTTCTTCATCGTTGTCAACGATAGAATAATTTTCATCAAAGAAGTCGTTTTCGGCTTCACAAAATTCATTTTCAAAGGTTTCAAAAAAGCCTTCTTGCTTTCGCGCCCAATTAAATAATTGGCTCCAACTGATAGACTTTTCCATAAGACGTTCGTAGTCATACCATTCCATTCTTTCGCTGACGTTATCCCTCGCGTCTTCTTCGGTTTCAAATTCTTCGCCCCATGCGTTCTCCCATATTCTCATTGTTGTTATCTCCTTTCTTTTTATGTATATATTATAGCATAGACTTTAGAAGAAGTCAAGTTAATAATGCGTAAATTAAATTGCGCGGATATTGTAATTAACATATCCATAAAAGAAAAGTCGGATTACTCCGACTTATAGAATCTGGTTTCCATGACGGAAATGGTTCCTTCGTCCTCATGAATTTCCGGGCCAATGCGGTAAATCTTGGCATAGTTGATGTCGGTGTGAGATTCACCATAGGAAAATTCGTCAACGGTATAATCCTGCATGAACATGTAGCGGATTGTTAGCTTGATGGCCTCATCCATTGTAGTAGCCGCGCACACCGTGGTAGCTTCACCGCTATCGTAGACGACAAAAATTTTCTCAGGAATAACTTGCTTCATATGGGTTTACCTCTCTTTCATTTGATACCTTATTATACCATATATATAGAAGAATGTCAATAGTTTTCAACATTAAGTTATCGTAAATTAGAGTATCCGTGCGGTCTAATTAACATAAATATAAATATTAAGCGGTCTTACGACCGCTCAATAATCATCAGGACTTCTCCGGTTGTGGCATCACACACATCTGCACAGCAGAAATTATGCTTAACCAGAATTTTGCAGATGTGTTCTGCTATGTCATCCATCGTTCCAGACAGATGCTCTGTTAAGCCATGAAGTATTTTTTCCTCGTCAGGAACATCGCTCATGTAGTAGATAACCTCGGTGTGTGCGCAGTAAACATGTTGTACGTTGATCATAATTGTTACCCCTTTCCTTTTCTATATATATTATATCACTTTTTTTGAAGAAGTCAAGTTAAATAGTTGTAAATTAGAGTATCCGGAAACTCTAATTAACACAATCCTAAAGAGGTTGGGGTTAGCAATATGCTAACCCCATTGTGCGCCAACACAGAATAGAAATCTGGTTACATTCACGCCCAATTTTGAGCGCTTCGCGTTTGGTATTCACGCGCTTGCTTCTGTCAATGTAGTAAATCCCTTCAGAGAACCACACCCCACAGTCTCCACCGTAGGCTTTAACCGCGTTGATGGCTTCGCGGGCGTCCCTTGTTTCGATGCCTTCAGTGGCAACCTGCCATCCGGTCTTGTAGGTGATGACTTTACCTTTTTTGAGGGTAAGTCCATCATTGTTGCTCAGCTTGCGAATTGTGCGAATGTTAATCATGTATTCCAGCTCCTCTCTTGTTTGTACCTATATTATACACTATAAGCTCCAGCTTGTCAAGTTAAGATTGTGTTAATTAAACCGCGACTTGTGTTAATTTCTTAACACATTCTTAACATTCGCGCGTTTTAAGGCTCTGGATTCCCATCATCTTATTATACCATATCTGTCAATGTTTGTCAAGTTAATTTTGTGTATATTAGACTTTCCGGTGAGTCTAATTAACATATACATAAAAAAGAATGGGACTATTCGTCCCATTTCTCTGGATTCCATCGCGCCGAGTGGCGAAGAACGTCATAAGCGTAATACGCAAGGCTGCGGCGGTTTTTGGTAGGAACCATATAGCAATAACACGGTTCATCAGGCTCACGATAGGCAACGGCAGGCTTGCCGTCAAACGTGGTGAGACGGACGATAATGGTGTAGTTGCCGCTGAGGATGAAACCGTCGCTGGTGCGAATGATGGTCATAGATGACGCCTCCTTAAATGTCGTTCCCTTGAGTACGTGAATAGTATAACATATTTCGCCAGGAATGTCAATAGGTAATAATGTAAAAATGTAGTTAATTAGACTTCCCGTGACTTCTAATTAACTTTTACATAACAAATAGTTTGGGTCACTCGCAAGTGACCCAAAACGTGATGGCGGGATTTTTTCCACTACGGATGTTTTTGAGCACCCGCAGGGCTGCCTTAGCTCCAAGCACCTGTTCGGTGCTCTTGTAGAAACCCTGACCGAAAAATGCCTGACGAACCCAGATGATGGTAAACTGCTTCATGAATTTAACCTCCTCTTAACGCTTGTTTTTATGCTGTTTCCCTTGCTGACAGGTATATTATACCCCATTTTTGAATAAAAAGCAATAGTTTTAAGTGTAAAAATATAGTTAATTAGAGTAACCGGTGAGTCTAATTAACACTGTCTTAAAATAAAAATTTGCCTGTTAAATTAACAGGCAAATTCCAATGGTGATGATTGCGTAGGCGAGCGCGCAACCGGTGGCTACTAAAATTGCATTATTCCAAGGATTGAAGTTCATTTTGTTTACCCCTCTTTCATTTCGTTATACTTATTATACCATATGGTATTAAATTTGTCAATAGTTTTTATTGTTAAGATTTACGTAATTAGACCTCACGGATAGTTTAATTAACGCGCACTTAAAAAAGAAGGCTTTCGCCTTCTTATTCTTCGTAGGTGTCGGTCCCCGCCATCTTGATGGCCCATCGCCGCGCGCCTGCAAGGGTTTTGAACCCTTTTCCAAGGCGCCATCCCCACCTGCCGCCTTCACCGACATGGTACTTGCCATCCGGCATCGTGCGCTCATCCCAAGTGTAATAGTGTTCTCGATTGCCAACCATCTTCATATTTGTTACCTCCTTCATTTGATGTACATATTATAACATATGCAACGCTATTTGTCAATACTTTTTATTGTTAAGTTTCGCGTAATTAGATTATCCGTGCGGTTTAATTAACATTTCTATAAAGAAGAAGGGCGCTCACGCGCCCATGTACAGAGATTTAATGTACTTGAAGGTGCTGAAACGGCAGGCTTCGTTAAATTCTTCGAAAGACATGATACCAAAGCCAAAGTCGTTGTCCTCCTGCGCGAGGTATGCTTCGTATACCTCTATCCTACGCTTGATGCTGACTTCTTCCCAACGCGGTGCGAGTGTTTTTCTCATTATGATTCCTCCCTTAACTTTGTACCTATATTATACACGATAGGCGCGCAAATGTCAAGTTAAACAATGGTTAATTAGAGTTACCGTATAGTCTAATTAACATTGCCTTAAAAAAAAGAAGAGGATTACTCCTCTTCGTCGAACGTGGTTTCGGAAATCACCAACGACTGCATGATTTTCGTTTCACGGTCTCTGTATTCGATAACCGTATAAGTGTTATCATGATTGAAAGACAAGCAATCGTGCCCGAAAAATACAAGGCGCCGGATTGCCACGGCGATGGCCTTTTCCATCGTGGTGCACGCGCGAACAGTTTCGCAGACGCCGGTGTCATATACAACGAAGATGTTTTTCATGGGGTTTCCCTCCTTCATTTGATACCTTATTATACCATTTTTAATGTTAAGAAGTAACCATGTAGTGGTTAAACATGTGTTAATTAGAATATCCGTATACTCTAATTAACATTGACATAATAAAGTGGACGCTTAGCGCGTCCACGGCGGGTCGTATTCGATGCCGTTGTGGAAATAGGAGATATAATCTTCATCCCCATTTATCCACGTATTGACGTAATTAAAAAGGGAAGTTTCGGTATTGAAACTCAAATCGACTTGCGGGAGACCGTAGCGCCGGTACGTAATGGAATACATGTGATGCCCTCCAATCTGAAATTCGGGTTGTTGTTAACCGGTTTCGTTTACGGATATATTATACCAAATCAAATTGAAATTGTCAAGTAGTTTTAGGTATTTAATATAAATTTAATATGTTGTTTTGGGATAGTCATTTTGAAATAAAATTGCAATATTTTTATATTGTGTAAATTGAAATTGCCGTGCGGTCTAATTAACATATGCTTAAAGAAATAGTGTGGGTTAATCCCACACTACGTTATAACCAAGGTAGTCATTCATGTTAAATTGATAATACGCTTTTATGATTGTATCATCAAAAATATTGTCTGGTGTGTTCATGTCGTTCATGATTATAGCGGCGACATCCGCGGGGTGCCAGTCTTCAACACCTTGCCATAGCCATTGCTCTCCGGTATTGAAGTCAGTAAACACAACTATATCATTATTATAGTTGATGCGCTCAACGATGAAAGTTGCGGGATACTGTTCTGCCCACGCGCACGCGGCAAAACCGAAGAGAATACCGATGAGGGTGAGGATAGCGGCGACGACTTTGATGGTTTTCATAGGGATTACCTCCTTCATTTGATATTCATATTATATCATGCCGTTGCGGATATGTCAAGTTAAAGGATTGTAAAATAGAATTTCCGGGAGGTTTAATTAACATAGATGTAAAATGAAAATATGGTGAAAGTTAGTTATCTAACTTTCACCAATACGGCATCCACATACCACGGCAACCCAGTGCAATGGGTACGCCATCGCGCCGCCTCAAGTGCCTCGGCATGGGTAGAGTAATAAGAACATCCCTGTAATCCTGTAATGCAACGAATGACGTACTTATACATTTGAAATTTCCTCCTTCATTTGATGTATATATTATATCACATAAGGTTTTGGGAGTCAAGTTATGTTTTTGTGAATTAGAATTTCCGTGAGGTTTAATTTTCATATTCTTAACTTGACATTTTGGGATTTATTTGGTATAATATTTTCAGAAATTAGGAAAGTTGAGGATTTTGAAATGAATAAGAAGGGTTACATCGTTGCTATCAATTCTTCTCTGGACGGGTTGCTTGAGTTGCTGGATGACTATGGATTCGACTATGAATGTGAGGAACTTTTTATCTCACCTCTTCCCGAATGCCTTGTCATCAATGTGTGGTATTACCCACATGAGATTAAGGAACTTGAAGACATTTTCGCGCCGTATGTTTAACATACGGTTTTATTTTGAAATTGTTGTTAACTACAGTTACCGGATAATCTAATTAACATTCACTTTACTTATAGAATTTTGACTTAAAAATGAAATTAAAACTTAATTTTGTCAAATGAAAATATAATTAAAGTCTTTGACTTTTATTATATTCTATGATATAATATACATGTAAAATGATTGAGAGGGGTTTCGGGAATAATGCGTAAAAATTTTCGGCGGCGTCAATCTATTGTTTACAAAGTGAAATTATGGTTCTATCGTCTTACGTTTCGGGACATTGAAATATTTTTTAAGAAAATGTTTTCTTTTAGTTTGGAATTTGTAATGGGATTATGTTTTTTGTTTGTTGTGTTTATTCTCCCTTGCCTGTTTAGGTAAAGGGAATTTTAATTAGACTCGCCGGATAGTTTAATTTACATAGTCTTAAAATGAAATTCCCAATAGATTTATTATCTATTGGGAATTTTTTATATATTGGGATTTTCATTATTATTTTTCTTTATAATTATTATAAATAAATTTGAATTTGAAATTTGTTAGAATAATATATTAAAAAATTATTATATAGTTTTATTATGGGATTTTTATTTTTGTTTTTTATTTCTAAAAAAATTTTTTAATTTGAAAATGAAATTTTATAAAATTTTTAATAAAATTTTTATTTTAATAAAAATTTTTCCAGCTCGCTTTTATGTTAAAAAAATGTTAAAATTTGCAGCTTGCAGCTTGCTGTTGTGTTAAGTTTATGTTAAGTAGGGCAGCTTGTCTTGCAGCTTCCAGCTTGCCGTGAAAGGTTTCGGGTTTCGGGAAAATGTTTCCAGCTTGCCGGCGCGTTTCAGTTCCAGCTTGCCGGGTTGAAATTCAACCCGGAGCCGAGGCATGAAGAAATCCTCCCGACTTAACGGGCTTTTAACACGTACAGCGGGCTGGATACTCCCCACCATCATCTTATTATACCATATCGGGCGGCAGAAGTCAAGTTAAGATTGCGTGAATTAGACTACCCGGAACTTCTAATTTACGCCCAGTTAACATTTGACTTTTGTGTTAGTTATAGCTAACTTCGCGCAACAAAAAAAGGTGGAGGCCCTACGGCCTCCACCTTCCTTCATACTTTGAACCGACGGCAGTTAACTCGTCGCGGATGACTCGGTCGTCATCCTCTTCAAAGCAAACAATCCATACATTAACGCGCTTGCGCTGGGCGATACAACCAAAAGCCTTTACACAAGCGTGTAAAGCCTGTTCAAAGTCTGCGGAATCAACAATCCGCATCTTTATCAATTTCATGCTTATTCTCCTTTCAAAAAAGGAAGGGCTTGCGCCCTTCCTACCACTTGCGCGGCTTGCCACGCTCAAACCACGCAATCCTGCGCAGAATGTGTCCGGCGTCCTTGACAGCCTCACGCATGCTGTCGTGAGTGCCAAACCAAATCCAGCCGCCAAGTTCGTCGTCCGGCATGCCGTCTCGCTCGACATACACGTCATAGCCGCTATAGGTCGCGTTCACATATGCCATACGGTCGCGATAGCCGTAAATGTTCACTCGGTTAGGCTGTTCTCCACGCATGTAACCACGATAGAATTTCAACATTGTTTTAACCTCCTCTTGATGTTCGATTGGATGGTGGAAGGGGCTTGCGCCCCTGCAATCGGTCGGTCAGATGTTCGCGTAGTGATATTCTGCGTAACAGTTAACCATACGGTCACCGCACCGCAGGTAGGTCATTACGGTACGGTAATCCATGCACTCCGGCACTTTGATGGCAATGCCGAACAGCTTGAGCTCACGCTCGTCACCGTAGGGGTTGCCGAAGCCGTCAGTCATGACGACTTCATACCCGGAGTTGATGCGCTGGAATCCGTAAAGATTCCAATTATACCGGAGCACACGCTCGGCGTGCTTCAGGATGCGCTCGGTGTCCTCGCAGGACAGGGTATAGATAGCGATAGCATTGAACATAATTTTGCCTCCTTCATATTGAATCGATGTGATGGGAAGGGGCTTGCGCCCCTTCCATGTTACCTGCGCCCTATCAGAAGGTCGCCCTTCTGATATAGGTCGCCGTCTTGATCGGTGTTGCTCCCGATGTGTTTAACATAGGGGAACTTGGTCTGCAAGAGGCAACCTGCCAAGAGTTCCCAGCCCTTGGCGCGCTCCTCGAATTTTGCCTGCTTGGCAAGCTCAAGGCAGACGGCCTCCACGTCTGCTTGGGTCTTGCACCCGGGGATGGGAATTTCCACCCTCAGATTTTCGACCCTGAGAGTCTGCCGGATTTTCAAGGGGTCGGTGACGCCCATGATGATCTGACCATGCCCGCCGACACGATAGGCGGGCAATTTTTCGCCGGCCGCCAGCTGACGGGCTGCGTCTGCGACACCCTGCTGGGCATAGCAGACGAGATACGCCTGCCCGCCGTCGTTGGTGCGAGCGCGAGTATTGCCACGCTTGATGGCCAGATAGCCAAACCAACGCTCGGCGTGGCCTTCGTGTTCCATCGTGGCATAGTCCAGCATAGCGCTGGTGGAAGGATAATCAAAATTTTTGTTACCCTTCTTTTGGTCTTGGTTACTGCCGTTGGGCAGTTTCATTTCTAAAACGACAGTATCACGCAGGTCTTCAGGCTTGCGTGAAAAGAACAGAGACTTGACATTGTATTCCATGATTTTACCTCCATTTTTTCGGTTGTTATGCAAGTCGTACATGGTTACACTCCACCTCACGGTTCATCACTTTCCCTTGGTGCGCGTAATGCGTCACTTTACTACCGGAATTGCTTCCTACACCGCGAAGGATCCTTGTGTAAAGGAATTGTGAAATTTTCAAGCTTCATTCCATTTTTTCCCGGTATGGAATTTAGCAACCGTCCGATGCGTTGTCAATCGGCTCGGTCCGTTGTCCTCTTGACAGTTAGAATTATACTACAGGGTCGGGCTTTTGTCAATAGCTTTTTTTACCATTTTGAGATTTTTTTCCATAAAAATTATTTATGAAATGACCCGGGGGTATAATCGGGAATTATGGCGCGGCCGGCCAGGAAATCGGGCCGGCCTCCACCCATCCCCTCACAAGGTAAAAAATAAACCCCCTCGGCTAGAAGAATTAATCCCAAGTACTTGACATACTCAACCCCGTCATGTTATAATATATACAGAAGGAAGTTGTAAATAAAGAAGGAATGTAAATGAAAAAACAGTACTCACTCGATTATTCAATTGAACGCGATATCGACCGTTTGACCGCCGTTAAAGATATATTAGACACACTTGACAAAAACCCCACCAATTCTGAATTAGAGCAAATGGCTTCATATATTCTTTATGGCAAAGATGAAGAAGGCAAAAATGCTATACAACGTGGCGAAACAACTGATTCCGATAAACGTTATTCAACATTTAAACGTACCGCAGACAAAGCTCAATCACTTGACGCGCTATTAGAAAATCCAATGGCCGACCAACAAGATTTAAAACCCTATGATAAGCGCAACATTTATATGAAAAAAGTGCGCGAAATTGAAATGCCGAAATATGATAAGGCGGGCAACCTTATTGATATTGGAGATGGCGATATACCTGGTATGCAAGAACTTTGGGATCGCATCGCCTACTTGGAAAAAGTTGTGGCCGCGAACGAACAAAAAATACCCCTTGACCCCGAAACAATGTCAATAATTGATAATCCTTATCGTTTGTATCAACTTAAACACCAACTAATTGATATGCGGCGCCATCAATACTATTTGAGAGATTCATATAAACCACACCTATATTTTTTAAATATAAAACCGCCACAACCCCAATCTACAAATTTCGACGCCGATTCATTCTATTGGCTTTCCTTTGCGCAATGGCGCCGCAATTTAGCAAAAAATCGTAATCCTTTTGTATCTCACAATTTGCGCGACTATGAAACGCATTTTATAAATGGAAAATTTATGATTAAATGGGTAGTAAGGCATCAAAAATTTGACTGGGAAAATACCGACCATGTAAGAGCACTTTTAAATAATTATAGCGCCATATATATGCAAGATTGGGATAAATTGTATAGCTGGGGCCGCGCATTAATTTTTGATTTTGATTATTATGCCACATTAGCTAACTTCTCCCCTGTGCGCGAATATATTTTAACAAGACGTATTGATCGCGCGAAGCCTCCAGAAATTGCGCGCGAAGTACATGAAAAATTTGGCCTCCAATATAATGAAGACCATTTAAGCACCATTATTACTAAAGAAATTGTAAAACAAATTTCCCTTAGCGCAAAACGCCATAAATTATTAATAGAAACCCCACACTCAAATTGTAAGCAATGTTTTAGATGCAAACAATGGCTACCAAAGGACACACTATTTTTTGGTATTAATCGTAGCCACAAAGATGGCTTTGCATCCAATTGCAAAGAATGCGAGCGACAACGCCGCATAGAAAAGGGGGAACAAACGAAATATGACCAAAGATTTAAAGACACGACGTTGCATAAAATGTAAGCAGGAAAAACCAATATATAATTTTCAGTATACGCCTTCAAAATTTTTTCCCGCGCATCGTTCTTTATTTTGCACTTCATGTCTTGAAGCCATAACAGACCCAACGAATTTAGATGAAGTTGATAAGGTTTGCCAATATTTGGATTTACCATTCAATATTGATAAATGGACTTCATTATATGCGATACATAAAGAACATACACTTAGTGCCTACTTCAATATGTTAGCAGATGATGCTTATGATAAAGTATCGTGGAAAGATGAAACTGAACGATGGCGCTTAGCACGTGAAGAAGGTACAATTGATGAGGAAATTGCGGCCCTATCGGATGCGAAGACGCGCAAATTAAAAAAGGTGTGGTCTGCAGCCTACACTGAAGAAGAACTTTTATTTTTAGAAGACTATTATAATCAAATTGTTGCAACACAAAATGTTTCTACGCCTATATTACAGCACTACGCGCGCGATTTATGTGAAATTGAGTTGCGTATAAAAAAGGGTTTGCGTGAAGGTCTGGATATAAAGAAAGATATGGACGCGCGTGACAACATAATTAAAATTGCCAAATTTGAAGCTTCTAATGCTAAAAATGCTGCTGGCTTTGAAAGTATAGGTGAACTTATGACATATTACGGTAAAAGAGGCTGGCATCCAAAATGGCATCAAGAGCCACATGATTCCATTGATTTCTTAATGGAAAATATGCAAAATTATTTACAACGTTTAGTAAAAAATGAAGGAAACTTTTCTGAACAAGTAGAATCTAAGCGCGCTTACTATAATTTAAATGATCGTCTTGAAACAATTGAAAATGAAGAAGTTGAATTTGATGAAACTGCAAATATTGAGTATGAAGGTGAAAATGAATTAATGGAGGATTTTGATGGTAATTCGCGATGGGACTCCGATTGAAAAAGGTGTAACACTTACTTCTCAATATTTAGATGCAAATCAACAACTCTTTACTAATTATTTAAATTTATGGTTAATCGCGCCCGATCTGTGAACAATTGCAGCACAGTGGTAAAAGCTGTGAAACATTTTCTTAAAAGCTGGGAAGCCCTAAAGCTCATTGACCACACTAATAATTCCTCTGATTATTGGAATGGTGCGAAAGCAGAAAAAATAAATGAGATATTTTTAAGGTGAAAATCGTAAAAATGTAAATGGGTAATCAGCGACTTAATAAGGAGGATAAATATGAAAAAATTTGAGTATACTTTAGAAACTTTTGAACAAGAATTAATGAGGCGCTTTCCACAAAATCATATTAAAGTTTTAGAATTTAATGGCACATATAAATATATAAAATATCAATGCTTAGATTGCGGGAAAATTTATGAAAAAACTCGTGCAAATCATATGTATGAAAATAAAACATTGTGTCAAAAATGTTACAGTTCTCGCAATAGTAAAATAAGAGATTGGATTCTTGATTTTATAAAAAAATCGCAGCAATTTGATTTTTTTAAACCGTGGAATAATTCTGTAACTGTGCCAATAGAACTTTATTGTCATAATTGTAATAGAAATTTTAAAAAAACAGCAAGTAATTTATATAATAAAAAAGAACAGACTATCTGTCCATTTTGTGGGGATAATGGCGCGCCAATGCCAAAAGAGGATTATGAAAAAGAAATGAAAGAAAGAGGATATTTAGATTATAAAATATTAGATTATAAAGGTATTACAAAAAGTATTAAATTACAACACTCTTGCGGATATGTTTTTTCTCAAAAAGGGGAAAATTTTTTAAAATCTAAAGGATGCCCGAAATGTTTTAAGACAATATCTAAAGGGGAAATAAAAATTGAAAATTTTTTAAAAAAGAATAATATTGAATATAAATATCAATATGTTGTAAAAGAAATAAATTATTGTTCTTATGATTTTTATTTACCTAAATATAATTGTTTAATTGAATATCAAGGAGAACAACATTATAGACCAGTTAATATTTTTGGTGGAGAAGAAAAATTTAAAATACAGTTAGAGCATGATAGAATAAAAGAAAAATATGCTAAAGACAAAAATATTAAATTAATCATAATTCCTTATACTGATTATAATAATATTGATTCATATTTATTACCATTATTAAGCTCAACGACTAGTCTTTTAGACGTAGCTTCAAGTGAAGCGAAAGAGAAAACATCTTTATAGATGATAAGATAGTCTGATCTCATACGAAAATATGAGCCCTATGGGCAAAGATTAACGACCTTTGCTAAACATAAATGTATTGGACGAAATTCAAGATCCAGAAGACGCTAAACATTGGCATTTACAGCCATATCAACGTATTGCTTTACGTGCGAGTATGCGTTATAGATATCATTTTTGGACTGCAACTAGAGCAACCTCTAAATCTTTTTGCGCTTATTTAAGTGCTTTTCTAAAATGTATGCTACTACCTAATTCTACTATTATTATTGCTTCAGATGTTAAAGGTACAGTAATTAAAATTGCTAAAGCTAAATTTGAAGAATTTTTTCATCATTGGCCAATGCTACGTAAAGAATTAAAAACTAGAGAAGAGGACGGGCAAGTTGGGCAAAAATCAAGTAATAGTTATTATGAATTACACTTTAAAAATGGTAGTATGCTTAGTGTAGAAGCAAAAGACACAAGTCGTGGTTTGCGCGCTACTAATTTATTAGTAGAAGAAGCAGCCTTAGTAGACGAGATAAGTTATAACGAAGTACTTGTACCGCAACTCAATGTTGCGCGTAGAGAAATAGATGGCTCATTTAATGAAGAAGAACCAATTTCTTCTCAAACTTTTATAACAACTGCACGCGAACGTACTGTATTTATGTACCAAAAACTTATAGAATGTACGGTTAATGCAGTGCTTTTACCAAATGAATATTTTGTTTGGGGTATAAGCTATGAAGTACCACTTAAATATGGGGTACTTAATAAACAAATATTACTTGATCAACGAAATTCTTCTACTGTTGCCGATGATTCGTTTGCTCGTGAAAATTTAAGTATTTGGAGCGGCAATAGTCCTGATGCATGGTTAGATTCTAAACGCATTAGTAGACGCCGCACTTTACTTAAATGCGAGAGAGAGGCACCAGAATATCATGCCAATCCAGATACTATGTATTTTATTGGAGTTGACGTCGCCAGATATTCTGCTAATACCGCAATCATGGTCGGAAAAATACTGCCACAACGTGACAGCTTCAAAAAGAATATCGTATATACGGAAATTATACACGGGGCTAATTATATTACAGACCAAGCCCCTAGAATTAAAAAGCTCATTCAGCTTTATAATCCAAAAGAGGTTATCATCGATGGAAATGGACCCGGCATCGGCTTACTTGACGCGATGGCAGTTCCATCATTTGACGCAAAGACGGGAGAACAATTCCCTGCCTACTACGTCTTTAATAACGATCACCATTTACCTCCAGAGCGAAAAAATCCGTCTGAAGAGCCTTTACCACTTTTTAATGCTATTATTTATGATATAAAAGCGGGTTCTTCTAATGATGACGCAATTCATGCTAATTTTTTCGCACAAATAAATAATGGTACTGTTGCTTTATTAGCACATGAACGCATAGTAAAAGATAAACTTATGCAAACAAAAAAAGGTCAACGTATGACGCCCTATGATAGACGTGAATATTTATTACCATATGAAATGACCTCACGACTTATTGATGAATTAAATAATTTAAAATTGAAGCCGACTGGGGTTCAGAATCAATTTAAAGTTGAGAGAATAAGTACTTCAATAGAGAAGGACCGCTTCTCAGCATTAGAATATCTTCTCTATCGTGTACGCTATTATGAAGATAAGGTGTTACAGCGAAAAAAATATGGTAACTTTTCACGAGGGGCATTTTTTACTCCTAGAGTAAGGAGATGATTAAATTGGAAACAACATTAAAAGATTTTACGCAATTTAGATTAAAGGTTAAGCGCGCGCCTATAAATGATCGCGCATATAATCGTTATGGATATAGAAATGGCTATCCTGTAAGCGAAGATTTTTCTTTAGAACAGATTAATAATATAATTCGTAATGGAGATTTAGAAGCTTTACGTCGTCTTTCTTTATATTATTATCGTGTTAATGGGGATTATCGAAATAATGTAGATTTCTTATCCGTTTTGCCGCTATATGAAACTGTTGTAGTTCCTGTAATGGATGGCGGAGGCTCTCAAGCTCAAATAATCAAAAGCTTTGATAATGCTTGTGAGTTTGTTGAGCAATTAGACGTTCCCAATACGTTTACACACATTACAAGAGAATGGGTAAAAATTGGTATTTATTTTGGAATATTACGCGAGGAAGGAAATAATGTAGTTATTCAAGATTTGCCGCTACACTATTGTCGAACACGCTTTAAAGATTTTAATAATTTAAATATATTAGAATTTAATTTGCAATATTTTGAAAGTATTCATGATAAAGAATATAGAAAGGAAGTTATAGAATCTTTTCCTGACATAATTCAAAAGGCATGGCGGGACTATTTTATATTAAAGAAAATTAATGATCCGTGGGTTATGTTACCTTCTGAAATGGGAGGGGTATGTTTCTGTTTTGCAGATGATCAAACTCCCTTACTACTAGCTAGTATTCCTGAATTAAAGAAAATGGAAGATGCAATAGGAAGGGAAGAAAAGCGTGATGAAAACGAATTGTATAAGTTATTGATACAAAAAATGCCGCATGACAAAGATGGGCAACTAGTTTTTAAACTAGAGGAAATTGCGGAAATGCACGCCTCGGTTGCAGAAATGTTAGCAGATCTTGATACTGTTGAGATACTTACTACTTTAGGTGATGATGCGAAGTTAGAAAACTTGCAGGATAGTACTGCGGCTTCACAGTCAAATGACCGTATAGATAAATATCGCAAAAATGCATATAGCTCTTTAGGGCGTAGTGCAATTATGTTTAATGCAGAAAATAGCTCAACATTAGCCTACTCTATAAAGAAAGACGAAGCATTAATAATCTCTTTTCTTAATCAGTATGAAACTTGGATTAAATTTATTCTTAATAATAAATTTTCGCGCAATGGTTTATCATTTGATTTTGAAATACTACCAATCACAATATTCAATAGGGAAGATTTGCAACAAACGTATTTTCGTGGAGCGCAATATGGATATTCTAAAATGTTTGCGGGCGTATCAATGGGGATAAAACAGCGTGACCAAATTAGCTTAATGACATTTGAAAATGATTTTCTTAAAATGTCAGAAAAAATGATACCGCTTCAATCTTCTTATACTACTTCTGGAAATAATATTAACGAAAATAAAAGTTCGGGAGAAAAAACAACCGTAAAAGTCCAAGGTAATGACTTAGATAATAAGGGCGGTCGTCCCGAATTACCTGACGAACAAAAATCAGAAAAGACCCAAGCCAATATAGCGGCTATGGGTTAAGGAGAATAGATATGGATAAAAAAATACCACTTTATTTCGATAGCGTAATAATTGATTCTCCATTTCAAGATATCTCTGAAAGTAATCCTAATATTGGCCGCTTAAAGGTTCGAGTGTTTACTAAATATGGGAATCGCAATGGCTCTTATATTACCGAAGCTGTCGCAAATCAATTAATTGAAACTGCGACGCAAGGTACAACTCCTGTTATTGGATTTTTTGATCCAGAAACACAAACTTGGGCTTCACATAGCGGCCCCACTTTAGCGAATGCCTACGGATATGTGGAAAGCTTTTTAGGATGGGAACCATTTCAAGATACGGATGGCATAACAAGAGAATACGCTGTATTTTCGGTTATTTTGTTTACTGATTATTATGAAGAAGCTAAGAAAATTTTAGGACAAAATCAGTCAATGGAACTTGATCCGGCTTCAATTACAGGAGATTGGACCATGATTAATAATGAGGAGTTCTATGTATATAAAACCGCGAAAATGCTTGGCTTCTGCATTATAGGTGAACACGAGCCTTGCTTTTCGGTTTCTTCATTCTTTAGTAAGAATGATGATATATATAATAATCAATATGAAAAAATCTCTTCACTTTTGTTTAGCCTTAAAGCACAAGTTGAAGAGGCAGAAAAAGGAGGAGAACAACCAATGAATGATTTTGAAAATCAAGAGTTTGAAAATCAGGTTGAGAATACTGATCCTCAAAATGAAAGTACGTTTCAGGAAAATAGTGAACCCGAAGTTTCAGAACCTGTTAATGAGGGCGCAGTACCTGAAAACAATGAGGAAGAACCTGTCTCCGAGCCAGAAACGGAAGCTAATGACTTTTCTGCGCTTCAAGAACAGTTCAGCCAATTACAAAACTCATATGACGAACTACAATCAAATTACGCCGCGGCCCAATCACGAATTACAGAACTTGAAGAGTTCCAAGCTAACGCAAATTCAGAGATTGAAGGCTTACGCTCTACAAACGAACAATTACAAACTTCTATACAGAATTATGAAGCTAAAATAGTTGTAATTGAAAACACGAAAAAAGAAAATTTAATTGAGAAATACGCAAAGGTTTTATCTGCGGAAGAAATCAATGAAGTAAAAGAAAAGATTAATGACTTTTCATATGAAGAATTGGAATCTAAATTGGCGATTACATTTGCTAATAGCAAGATTACCGGCGAAGAAATTAAGAAAGTGCCACTACCTGAGCCAGTAGAATCTCAATTCGCTCTTTTAATGAAAAATTATCGTAAAAATTAAGGAGGAACTTAATTATGGGTATGAAGCGTTTCCCTCTTCGCAGCGAAAACAGTCTTTCTATGAGATATCGTCCTCATGAGAAAGTATACGCTGCTGTAGAGTTAAATCAAGTGGCTTTCCAGATTGATGGCAGGGTAGAATCCCAAATGCCTCTAGGTGAAGCTTTTACTATTGACGATCCTTGTGAAAATGGTATGTGGGTTGTTGCTGATTATGCAACTGGTGCTGTTAATCCGCCTGCTGCCGCAACTGATAAACTAATTGGTATTGTTTATACCACAGAAAAGGAATATGATGATTATCATTATGGTCTACAATATTTTGGCCGCAAGGTTAAGGGAGATTATCCTCGTATTGGTTTTATGGACGAAGGAGATTCTATTACCTCCAATTGTTTCCAATATGACGATACCGAATTTACTGACGCTTCTGGCGCAAAGGAACACTCTGCACTATTTGCAGCATTAAAGGCCGCTAATACCACTCCTGTATATGTAGTACCAGTCGCAGACTCTCCTATTCCTAAGCTAACTGCTACTAAGCCTTCTGGGGGTTTTTATGCTAAGGTAGCGAAATTTTATACTATGCCTAATGGCGAGCCTGGCGTTATGTATCAGGTAATTAGTCGATAATAAGGAGGTGTGAACTATGGATATGAATAATTTAAGAATCCTCATGAATGGTGTATTCGGTCGTAAGGTTCCTGCTGAGTTCGCAGCTCAAGATTATGACTATGAAAAAGCATTACATGATGAATTATTTAAGCTAGTTTCTAAGGACGGTAAGTTTAATATTTATCAATATGAACGTAATAAGTATGATATTTTTGAACTACTTTCTGAAAATCTAGCCGAGACTCTACCTAATGATGTGCGTTCCGCACTAGATATGTTTACTGAAATTAAGCGTGTAAATCAAGGTGACCGTCTTGAGTTCCGTGTAAAGCGCGGTAAGATGCGTGGACGTCAATTTGTTACTCGCGCAACTGAATCTGGACGTTATAGGGCTTTCCGTCTAGACCATGATAAGTTTGATATCTATATCCAAGCAATTGGTGGCGCCTTTACTCTAGATTTCGAGCGCTATCTAGATGGTCTAGAATCTATTACTGACGGTTATGAAATCATTAATGCTGGTATGATTGATCGTATTTATGAAATGGTTCAGGAAGCACTACTCGCTACTTGGAATCAGACCGGTCGTCCTTCTCGTAATAAGGTTTCTGTAAATGGTTTTGACCCTGACGCGATGGTTAAGCTTTGTAATACCGTTGCTTCTTATGGTTCTCCAGTAATTTATTGCTCTCCTCAATTCGCGGCTGAGATGGTTAATGCTATCGTATATAATAACACTACAAAGATTTCTGATCAAGATATGATAGAAGTGCGCGAAAAGGGGTATATTGGTAGGTTCCGTGGTTATCCTGTTGTTGTACTGCCACAATCTGTTACTGATGAAACTAACTCCAAGACTGTTATGAATCCCTCTTTCGCTTATGTCATTCCTTCTGGTAAGGAAAAGATTGTTAAGCTAATTTTTGAGGGTGATCCTTATTTCAAAGAGTGGGAGCATGAAGCTGATAATTCTCGTGCGCTACAAGCTTATATGAAGGTTGGTATTGCAGTTGTATCTGAACCTCATTGCTGGGGTATTTATTATAATAGTGCTATTGATGCCAATGACGATTATGGCTGGAATGATTACAATAAGGAACTTGTTGGTGAATAACTAATGGGGTGGGTTTACCCCACCCTTTTCTTTATGAGTTAAAGGAGGAATATTATGGGAAGAATTACTATTAAGAATGTTAGCACTTCTAATATTACTATTATTGACAACAGTATTACGCCTCGTTATCGTGTAGTGTTACCTCCTGGACGTGAGGTGCCAATTAAGCGCGAAAATTATGAGAGTTTAACTTTTGATCCAGGTTTTAATAATTTGGTTTCTGCGCATTTTATTAAAATTAGTGGTCTTACTAATGATAATGCGGTAGAAATTATTGATAATAGTAATATATATGAGCCTAGTGCTATTGAAGCTATGTTTGATAATAAAGATTATGCTTCTTTTGCAAAATTTTTACCTAAGGCTACTACTGCTGAGAAAGACGCAGTAATTGAAATTGCGGTGAAGAAAGGCATTACTGATAATGGGTTTACCGTTCTAATTAAAAAGTATTGCGGCGTGGATATTATTGACGCAATCGCACTTCAGCATCAAACTGAAGGATCAATGCAATAATTATGGCTACACCTCTTTCTAAAGTATATGATGCCTTTTTAGCACGCATAACTGCGGACGAGTGGATGCTGGAAGAGGAGTTAGCTATCGTAGAACGGGATTGGCAAGAACTGCTTAATATGGGTATTTTTAGATTTGAGTACCCCCGTGTTGACTTGTCCATTGAAGAAACTGGTATTGTTACAACGGACGTTGGTCAATTGCACCAATATCAATTTAAAGAAGATTTAACTAATGATGAAATTCAAATACTTGCTTTATATATGAAGCATGAATGGCTTAAACGTTGTATAGCAAGTTGGGAAAATATTCGTCAGCTATATACTAATGATAAAGATTTTAGCGCCGCAAACCATTTAGATAAGCTTATTAAGTTGGAGGCTGCCGTTGCTTTGGAAGTTCGCAAAGCAGAGGGTATTTATGACCGTTCTAGGTCAAAGCGTCCAGCTCAACGTTTTAGAAAACTGGCAGGTAAGAAAAATGTTGTTTAATGAGACTTTTAACGGCTATAAGGATAAGCTAAAAAATCGTTTATATGGTTTGCTTTGTGAAAAAGAAAAAGATGGAAATTGGGAAAAATTTTTAGATTCAATTATTATTGAATTAAGAGGTTTAGGTCCCAATTCCATTAATTATTGGGCGTTACTAGGAAAATTACAATCTTTGCGCTATCTCTCCTATCCGCATTTTCGTACAACTATTTTTGAGTGTATGAATTTAATTGGAGGGTTAGAAAGACCTTATGAATTATCTTGATGTTTATTGGGCACGCATTAATCATTTAGGAGAGAATACGGCTGAACGAATACGAAATAGGAATATACGTTCATTTCAGAAAAGACTGGATGAATCTCCACATACGGTAAAAGATTTATCTGTTGAACGAGGGTTATATTTTGAAGGGATAGTGCTGTCTAATAAAGATAAAGAACATGAAAAGATTATGTTTCTTGAAGTGGCTAATGATATTCCTCTATTAATAGGAGATATTATGAATTGGCCTCTCGAAACTGGAGAAACAGAAAAATGGATTTTGGTGCAAGAAGAAAAAAAGGTAAATGGTAGTTTTCGTACTTTTTGGATAGTACGTTGCAACTATTTAATAAAATGGGTAGATGAAAATGGGCACTTACAGCAATCTTGGTGTCATTTTGTTAGCTCATTAGATAGTAAAGTAAAAGGAAATTTTAGAACTTGGCACAATTTAATTTCACCGCAGCCTAACAAATATGCAGAAATGCTTCTCCCTCGTTATCACATAACTCGTTCTACTAACTTTATTGTAGAACAGGAATCATGGAATATGGTTGAATATGATTATACAAGTGTTCCAGGTATTATGTATTTATCTTTAACAGAAAATAAGATTAATTTAATTTATGATGATGTAAATAATAATATTGCAGATACTGATAAATTAGCTGTTTATCGTATAGAAACTGCAAAAGAAATTCAATCTTTTAATATTGGAGATGAAATTATTCCAACCTTTACATTAATGAAGAATGGCGAACCAATTGAGTTAAAAACTACTTTAATTACGAACGATAAAAAAGTTGCGCGACTAGTTAATGGGAAATTAATGGCAGTTGGAAAGGGCGAAGTTGATATTACGGTTCAACTTGTTGATTTTCCCAATATTACTTCTTCTATAAAAATACAAGTAAATGAAGAAGAAAAAATTTCATTAGCCTATATTGAAGGAAAAGATAACATACGACTTGATAGAGAGTCTGTGTATGAATTAAGAAGTACTCAGGAAATGGAAGGCGAAGCCATATTTAGTTTAGAAGAAACTAATCTTGCTAAAATTATTATGCAAAGTGGTTTTACTTGTAAAATCAAAGCTAATGATGCTAATAAATTAGGAAAAATTGTTTTGCATGCAAGTTATAATGGTAAAGAATATATCAAAACAATTTCAATTATACCCATATGGTAGGTGATTAGATGAATTTAGACAATACTCAGCGGCGCTTTTCTGTAATGGGTGAAAATACTTTTATAATTGCGAATAGATTAATGAAAAATCAACGATTATGCCGTTTATTAAAGTATAATACTAAAAATCCATTTAATGAGATAGAGAATGGAGTCCTACAACCTGACGTTGAAGGAGAAGATTTAATTCATAAACAAATATTAATTGTACCAAAAATATTCGATGATAGCACAGAAAAAATGTCATATATAGTTATGGTTTTTACAAATTTTATTGTAAACCCTTCTAATACGGATTTTAAATTATCAAGTATACGATTCGATATCGCGTGTCCATATGATGAATGGATTCTTAATGAACAATCATTGCGTCCTTATCTTATTATGGAAGAAGTAGATAAGATGTTTAATGAGAAAAAATTAAAGGGGATTGGTAATCTTCAATTTGTGCGCGCGGAGCCCTTGGTACTTACTCCACAAATTGGAGGATATTCAATGTTGTATACTATAAATGAATTTAACTGATTCTGACGTATTAAAATTCTTAAAAGGAACTCCAATTTTATTGGATGATATTTGTGCAATATATCCTGCAACTTTAGGAGAAATTACAGATATAGGATATGATACCTTTCAAGAATATTTGGGTGCAATTACGGCAAAAAAACCAGAAAAAATAGTTATTAAAGGAGAAAAAGAATTTACTTCTTTTTTAAATAAATTAACTGATTTTCAATATATACTTTTTCTTGCAACTATGGATATTGATATACAAACTACATTAAAAGATAGCTTTCAATTTTTTTGTCACGAAGAAATAATGTTATCATTTGACACAGAACAAATTATAATTGGTCCGATTGAAGAACAGCACATACTTACTGAAGAAAAATTTTATGATTTGCAATATATTATTCGTCATATGTATTTTTTAGAAGAGATGGAAGATAGCTCTTCACAAATTAGAAAAGATGACGACCCTCGTGTTCGAGCAATTAAAGAAAAAATTGCGAGAGACAATAAAAAAAGAGAAGAAATTCGTAAAAAACAATTAGCTTCAGAAGGGGAAACTGATATTAAATTATCTGATTTAGTTGGTAGTCTGTCTTTAAATGATTGCGGACTTAATATTGGAAACATATGGAATATTACTTATTATGCTTTTCATGACCAATTGCGACGTATGGGTTGGCGTGATCAGTTTAATATAAATCATCGCGCGGCTTTGGCCGGCGCAAAATTAGAAAACGGACAGTTAAAACACTGGATACGTTCAATTAATAACTCTAAAAATGATTAAGGAGGAATTTATAATATGGCTGTTAATGTTTTTAAGCAGTATGGTATAAAAGAAGTTGCAAATGTATACTTCGAAGCTCTTGCTGATGATCCTAAAGCTAATGTTTATGAAGGCGATATTGTACTTTTTCTTGATTCTCTAAAAGTATCTACTATTGAAACTAGCGCGCAAGATGCTAGTGCAAATGGTGGTTGGGGCAATCCAAGATTGGTTAGTTGGGATTATGGAAAAGAAATTTCTGTTACACTTGAAGACGCTCTAGTTTCTCTAGAATCTTTACGTTTTATGCTTGGTGGACAAATTAAGACTCCAGAAGCAAATGATACTGTATTAGTTCGTCATACTGATGAAGTAATTTGTAAAGTAGCAGGTAAATTACCGCTTCCTACTGATCCTATTACTGGAATTACTATGACTCCTACTGCTAGTGCGGCTCATCCAATTCGTTTAATTAATATGACTAAAGGTACTCGTACTCAGTTAACTAGCGGGACAATGAGTGCTAACACAGATATTTATTTTTATAATAAAGCACAGGGCGTAGGTAGTGATAATGGTACAACTACTCGAACTGGGGAAAAGCCAGAAGTTGGTGATCGTGTTCGTATTTTCTGGACAGAAGAAGTAAGTGGTGCGGCTACTGGAACTCAAGCTTTAGAAATCACTATCGATGCTTCTACTTTCCCTGGTAGTTATCGTGTTGTTGGTGATACCTTTATTCGTTCTAAAGATACTGGTCGTGACGAAGCTTTCCAATTTGTTATTAATAATGCAAAAGTACAATCTTCTACAACTATAACCCTACAAGCTGATGGAGATCCTTCTACTTTCTCTATGACATTAATTGCACAGCGCGCAACAAATGAAGATGGTAAGCAAGAAATGATGAAACTAATTCGTTACGAAGTAGCAGCGGAGGGCGACAATGGAATCGGTGATGATATCGGTTCCATAGGCAACTTTCCTGCCGGAAACTGAAACTGAGTTATATTACGCCCAATTTGGCGTAGTTGATATTGGTTTAATAGGATATGCTATTACAGGTAATGGATTTGTAGGGTAGAATTTTCTACCCTACAATTTTTAGGAGAAAATATGAGAGATGAATATTCTGGTATAAAAGAACTATATGAGGTTGTGTTAAAAGCAAAAGTACCTATGCAATTTGGTGATAGAATGTTAGAAGCGGGAGAACCTGTACTTTATTTTGAAAATGTAAAAATGGCGGTTCTTACTGAATCTTCTAATCCAATAATGGCGCGAGGCGGATGGGCCAATATGCCCCTTGTTGTTTGGGAAGATCGATCAGAAGTTGTTTTTAGAATGACTGAAGGTGTTGTGTCTGCTATTAGTATGGGGATATTACTTAGCGCGCATATGGTTTCAAAACCAAAAGAAGAAATACTTTTAGTACCAAAACGTGAGGGACCTTTTAATCTTGATGAAAATGATTGTTTTCAATTACAACATATGCCAATTTTCCCGCCTGAAAGAAAAATATTTATTTATGAATATGATAGAGACGTGGGACAACGTAAGGTATATGGAGAAGTTGTTGAAGTAAAGACAGATTTATTGGGAGAAAAAATACCTATTATACATGTTAAAGACGCAGATGTAACTAAAACTTATATAGCAGATTATTATTATAAATATGCGAGTGAAGCATTGATATATTTAATTCAAAAGGATAGATTTAATGGATTATTTACTCTTGAGGGTAAGTTTTACTCTAAAGATGAGAATGACGGACTAGATTATACAAATTTAATCTATATGCCGAAAGTAAGAGTTGTAAGTGATATAAACTTACGCTTGGGAGAAAGGGCTGATCCAACTACATCTGTTTTTAATATTGTTGGTATGCCAGAAAAAACGGATGATAGTAATAATTTAATTATGAAAATAACGCGCCTAAGTGAAGACATAGACGCTAACGTATAAAGCCATTTTCCTTGTGTAAGGAAAATGGCTTATTTTTTTTGAGCTAAAGGAGTGATGAAGATGGCACAGGTTACTGTCGATTATAGTGTAAGATTGCAAGTTATGCAATCATCTGTTGATAACTTACAGAAAGTTTTAGATAAATTAGAGCCTAATTCTGCTGGTTTTAATAGACTTAATAAAGTTATTCAAGCAATACGTCGTGAGATGGAAGATTTTCAAGTACAAACTTCGAAAGCCTTTAGCTCGCAACAGCAATTTAATAAAGCGGAAAAAACACTAGATAAAATAGGCGATGATTTAGTTAGAGCGCAAAATGCCGTTGATAGCTTAAAGTTTAAGGATATTAAATTGACGGATGAACAAATTAATTCATTTAAAGCGCTTGATAAAGAATTAGAACAAATTGGCGTTCGTTTACAAGATGCTAAAAATAATTTTAAAAATAATTTGTTACAAAATAAAGATATTTCAGCAGCAATAACAGGGATTGACGTAAATCTTTTATCAAAAGATTTCGATACAATAGTTAATCGTCTTGAAAAAGGTTTAGAGCAAATCAATAAAAAAGTATATGAAGCACAAAGAAAAGCTGAAAATGCAGTTGTAACAAGAGATACTAAAGGTAATCAAATTAAATCATTAACTAGTTCTGGTATAAGTGAAGAAGCTTTAGGTTCAGAAATTTTTAATCGTTATTTTCAAAAAACAGCACAAGGAGTAACACATTTTCGTATGAGAGGCTTCTCTAAAGGAGAAGTTAAAAAACAATTTTTAGAAGCCTTAAAGAGTGAATTTCAGTTATCGCAAAAAGACATTGATGATTTAGTATCTTCAATGGGAGGAAACGATACTTTTAATGATTTTAACCAAGCCTTTATAAATATGGGTAAAGGGAAAAATAATATTTTTAGTAGAGTAAAAGTAAATTTAGATAATGCTGTTAATGAAACTAGAAAAGCTTATGATGAGTTGACTGAAGAACAGAAAAAGAGACAAATGGCTTTTGATAGTTTTAATGCAGGTATGCAGCGTGATGCAGAAGGAAGAGGTATTGGAGCGGTTGCTAAGGCTGAAGATGAGCATACTGAAGCTGTAATAAGAAATACAGCCGCACGAAAAGAAAATCAAGATGTGATCGTTAGTGGAATGACTAAAGATGAAAATGTTGAATCTTCTAAGCAAAGACTCAAACAAGAGTTACAGAATCTTACTTCTCAGCTACAAGATACTAATACTGAATTTTTACGTTTGCAGCAAACAGAGCAAGCTTTCAGTTCTGTAAAAACAGCAATAACTAATTTTATGGGATTTAATCAAGTTTTAAATTTGACTAAAACCGCTGTTAGAGAAGCTATGAATCATATTAAGCAATTGGATGCTACAATGAGTGGCATTGCAATTGTTACTGATATGACAACTGATGATTTATGGAAACAAATTGATACATATAGTAAAGTGGCGCAAACATACGGTACAACTATTCAGGGCGCATATGAAGTATCTAAGATTTATTATCAGGCTGGTTATGAAACAAACGAAGTATTAACGTTAATGAATGAAACGCTAAAACTATCAAAAGTTTCAGGATTAGATTATGCTAAAGCTACTGACTATATGATGACCGCTACACGTGGTTTCCATATGGAAGTATCAGAAGCGGCGAAAGTCGTAGATGTATATAGTGCTTTGGCCGCGAATACAGCAGTTTCGCAACAGGAACTTGCTATCGCTATGAGTAAAACCGCTTCTTCAATGGAGAGTGTTGGTTCTACATTTGAAGAAACTTCAGCGATGATATCTACAATGGTAGCTGTCACGCGTGAAAGTGCCACGAATATTGGTTCAGCTATGAAATCTATAGCTTCGCGTTATGGTGAACTCACAAAGGATCCCAAAGCTCTATACGACTCCGAAGGCGATGAAATGAGCTTTAACAAAGTTGATGAAGCTTTGAAATCTGTTGGTATTAGTCTTCAGACTGCCGATCATCAATTTAGAGACTTTACAGATGTTATTCTTGAGTTGGCTGATGCGTGGAGTACTTTGGATAGCGCGCAACAAAGATATATCGCAACTCAGTTTGCCGGCAATAGACAGCAATCTCGTTTCCTTGCTCTCGTTTCCAATGCCGATTTAATTCGGGAAAATATAAATGTAGCAGAAGCTAGTGAGGATACAGGTACATTACAAGCATTAAAGGCTTTGGATTCATTAGAATCCAAATTGAATCAAGTACAGGTTGCGTATCAACAGTTTTATACTAGTATTGGTATAGAGAAAGTATGGAAAACTGCTTTAGATGGTGTTCGTAATTTTATAGATAGTTTAAATAGTTTACCTAAAGTATTTGGTATAATTCCGCTTAATGCTGCAACTGTTATTTATGATACAATTACTTTATTAAAAAGAGGGCTAACACAAGCTTTTTCAGAAATAGTTAAACAAATACAAGATTCTAGTTTTTTAGAAACTTGGAGAAAAAAAGGCGTAGAAGAAGGAAAAGCTTATAATGAAGGAAGAGCTGAAGGAATTAATGAGACAGATTCTCAAGTAAAAGAAGCTATAGAAAATCAAGTAAATCCTTCCTCAAAGCAAGGTGCCGCAGGGACTGTATCAGAAGAAGAAAAAAATCAAATAGCTGAATATTTTGAATCTAAAAAAAATTATTGGAAAGAAAAAGCTGAAGAATATAGACAAGATATAGAAAACACTCAACAAGAATTGGAAAAAACGCAAGCTGTTACTACAATAAGAACTTTTGCGTTATTAAATAATAGTGACGGTAAAGGATTTGGTACTCAGGGCCACCATGGAAATGACGAAGATTTACAACGAATGAAAGATGCCCTAAGAGAGACTATGGAAATTGCGGGTTATACTACTGGAAGTTTTAAAGATTTAGATGACGCAATTGATCATGCTTTAAATGCTCAAACACCACAAGCCTTTAAAAAAGCATTAATAGAAATAAAAGATGCAACTAACGAATTTGATCAATCTAAAATTGATAATTTAGATAATAAATTAAAAGATTTAACTTCTTCTGCTAAAAATGCAGATATATTGAGTAATGTATTTGGAAGAATGGGCGATTTTGCAGCTATTGCGAAAGAAAAAATTGCTGGTATTACAGAAGTAATAAAAAATAATACTAGTAAATTAAATGACTTTTCTATGGGATTAAACGTTATAGCAAGTGCTATAGATAAATCTGATAGAGCAGGACAAGTATTCGCTGGCTCATTAATGGGAATTGCTGGTGCGATTAAAGCGATTACTGCTGTTATTAATACAACAGGCATTTCTTGGATGGGCTTAGCAATGGGCGTCATTGGAGTCATCAATGGTATTGCTACTGCATATGAGACAGCCGAAGAAAAAATAGAAAGATTAAGTAAAGAAGCGGAAGAACTTAGTAATGAAGCGAAAAAAGCCAAGGCTGATTATAATACAATTCAACGTACTGCTGATAAAATTGATGAATTAAAAGCAAAACGTTATGAAAGTATTGAAGCAGAGCAAGAATATCAAGCCGCAGTTGAAGAGTTAGCAGAAAAAGTTCCTAATTTAATTGTTGGATTAGATGGAGCTGGCGACGTAATTGTTGATACTACTAGTTTAGAATATGAATTAGAAGAAGCTCGTAAGGCGTCTACTAAAGCTACTCTTGAAGCAATAAAAGCAGAGCAATTGGTCGCGGAGCAACAATTAAAAAATGCCGAGTATTCCAGAAATAAAGAAAGAGAAAATATTCGTTCAAATGTAGCTCGTGATTTACCGGAAGGAATACAAGTTAACAATAATGATTATAAATTATTAGAAAATGATAAGTTTCGAAGATGGGGAGTAGATGTCTTTGACGCTTTTTCATCAAATGGCTTAAATAATATAATTTTTAATCCTCAGCGCTTTTTAGAAAATATTCGCAATACTTTTGGAGAACAATTAAATAATATATTAGAATTTGATTCAGAAGAAGGCTTTTATAAAGTATTAGATGATACAAAATTAAAAAATTTTCTTGAAGATGAATTATGGGGATTTGATGAAGAAATATTAAATACATTTAATAATTATTTAGACAAAACTCTTAATGGATCAAAAGAAATAATTGATGAAATTAATAAAGATATTATTGATTTACAAAAATCTTCTGAAGAAAATTTTGATGAAAAATTATTAGAAATAAATAAAAAAATTATAGATAATGGATTAGAAAGAGAATATAAAGATTATTTTTATGTGACTAACTCATATAGACAAAAAATAATTGATTTACAAGACGCTCAGAAAGCATTAATTTCTACTCAAACAAAAAATATTAATGGTGCGATTAAGGCTTTAGAAGAAGAACAAATTAATTTTTTAAAAGACAATGAAGGAGCGGAAATTTTACTTACAAATTGGATTAAAAATCAAGCAAAGGATTATTCTTCAGAAGATGGAAAAAATTCTTTTGGCTCAACAGTTTACAATCAACGTTGGGATAATTTTTTAACAAATGAGTTAAGAGCAAGTGTTGATGAATTTAAAGCTTCAATTACAGACATACAATTACAAGTATTATCAAATTCTTGGGGTAATTTAGATCAATATTCTTTATCCGATTGGACAGAATTACTTAATTTAAAAGAGGAAAATCCTTTATTACAAGCATTAACTTCTTATTATGAAGAATATCGACCTTTAGAACTTATTCAAAAAAATCTTAATGCTAAATTTGCGCGCATAATTGGGACAGAAAATTCTGATAAATTTTCTAAATTAGAAGATTTATCCAATGATATGGCTTCTTTTATGTCTAATGGCTTAGACTTATATAGGGAGTATTTTAAAAAAGGTTATGATGACATTGGTAATAGTTTCCTTGATAATGTATTAGCAGTTAATAATGCACAGCAAAATTTAGATATCGAATCTAAAGGAACTGTTTCGGATATTTTGAAAGATATGTCTTATACTAGAGAAGGCATACAAAAGACTATAGATCAATTAAAAGATGTAGAAGGCACTGAAGCAGTACAAAAATCATTGGTAGATTTACGTGATTCAATGCTTAATAATTTGCCTTT